AAGCCGATTCAGCGGCCCAGCAGGGCCAGAGATTGACACCTTTACCTATCAACTCACAATGGTGAAAAAAGAAAAAATTGCTGAAGGCAAGGCAACTTTGTTGGCAACCATCAAATACAAATGCCCCGAGGGTGAGCGTGTTGTGCAGTACCCCCGCCATGCAAATCTAAGTTTTGATTTAAAAGGTTAAAAAATGCTAACCCTGTTTTCATCCCTAGTCAGTTTTCTGATGGGCGGTCTGCCCAAAATTCTTGAATTTATTCAAGACCGTGCCGACAAGAAACATGAACTGGCGCTGGCGGCAATGCAGACAGAACGGGAACTGACCCTAAAAAAAGCTGGCCTAGAAGCGCAAGAGCGCATCGAACACATTCAGACTGAGCAGATACAAATCAACGCAGAAGTCACCAATGCCCAGACCGCCATGCAAGAACGCCAAGCCCTGTACGCCCATGATGTGGCGCTGGGCCAAGGTGCATCAACCTGGGTGATCAACATGAGGGCGGCAACCCGTTCGGTCATTACTTACGGGATGTTTGTGATGTTTATGTTTGTTGAAATCTTTGGTTTTTACTATGCTTGGCATACCGATGTGGCTTTTGATGTGGCGCTAAACCACTTGTGGGATGATGAAACACAAATCATCTGGGCTTGCATTGTCAGTTTTTGGTTTGGCGGTCAAGCGTTCAAAAAATGAACATCAGCCTTGAAGCTGTTGAGATGGTCAAACACCATGAAGGGGTGAGGTTTAAGCCTTACCGTTGCCCAGCAAAACTTTGGACGATTGGAGTTGGTCATGTACTTTACCCAGATCAAGGCAAGATGCCTGTTGATCAAAGAGATGGTTATCAGCTACGCCCAGAAGATAATCGCAGGTTTTCAGCAGAAGAAGTAAATGCCATTCTCAGAAACGATCTCACAAGGTTTGAACGTGGAGTACACACTTTATTTCCTGTCGATCTCAGCCAAGGGATGTTTGATAGCCTTGTTAGTTTTTCTTTTAACTGCGGCCTGGGAACAACCCAGCGTTCAACGCTACGCCAGAAGGTTCTTAGAGGCGACAAGGCGGGTGCTGCGGATGAATTTCTAAAGTACACCAAGGGCGGCGGCAAAGTCCTGCCAGGGCTGGTTAAACGCCGCCAAGATGAACGGGCGCTATTCCTCCATCCATAGCAGTATCTGAACGAATACCCAGGCGACTGCCACCACAACGGCAGCGCCTAGGCACAAGACCAAAAACAAACCCATCATGTCAATCCTTTGGTGGTGTGCAAGTGTGAATGTGGGTCAAGTCTTTGGTGCGCTTGCCGCATCGTGAGCAAAAGTTGCGCTCTTGCTCTGGCTGTGCCAATCGTTCTTTGAGTGCGGCGATGGCTTCATTTATGTGGCGGTTTTGTGTGTAATGTATTTTCACAATGTCCAATGCAAAAAGCGCCAGCTTCATTGCTTCTATGCTCATAACTTGATGAACTCCATGTCTTCCCACTTGCACACGGGTTCTTCTTTGCACATGATGACGAATCCATCAATGTCACCGTCACCTCCAATGCTTTGAACCTCATATCCATAATCACCAACTTGAATGACAACAGGTGCATCCGGGTTTATCAGTTCGCTTTTGTCTACCCACTTGCTGTGTTGCCACTTATCTTCTACCTCCATCATGGTTGCCATGATTTGACGCATGGTTTGAGACTTAAAAATCATTGTGGTTTCTCCTCATCTCCAAAATCAATCTCTTGTGGGTGCTCAATGTCATCATGCACGATGACACCATGTTCATCTGCTGGTAGAAACCTGCCGCATATCACACAGTAGTAGCCCTCTTTCATTACTTCTTTGTCAGTCATTTTCCGCAACTCCTACACTTGGTCAATATGGTAAAAACAGGGCGTTTGCAGTACACGCAATAGCTTGTCATGCTTGTTCTCCCCTTGCTCTTATGGCTTCCGCCAATCCCTGTACATCGTAGTCGGGCCATCCATCTGCCACCTTTGCACACGCCTCACGCTCTGCCAAGACTGCTTCTTCAATCGCCATTTGAATTACGCCCCACAGGTCTGATGCAAATTTTTTGGATGTAATTGGTTTATTCATATTCTCCTTTGGTTCAACATTTTCAGCGTACCGCATGATCTGGTGCTTGCGTGACCCCTGCATACCCCAATCCCCTTGTCGTTTTGCTAAATCCTCAAATGCTTCATCTTCTTCATTCATGTCAAACCCTCACTAAAGTTGTGCGCCATTCCCTTTCCTGGCGCTTTGATTTAGATGCAACTGTTTTGCCTGTTAACTCAATCCAGCCCAGCGTTTCAAGTTCTTTTAAACGCCGTGCCACTTGATTGCCATCCAGACCCGTGTGGGTAGCAATTCCATCCTTGCCCAATGGCCCGTGCTGGACAAGGCATTGAACAATGATTGAACCGTGCTTTTTAGCCAATTCTTTGGCTGAATCCGCTGCCACAAACGAGGTCAGCGGGTCAGATTTACGCACTCGCGGGAATATGAAATCAAACATGGTTAGAACGCCAGATCGTCATCGTTATCTGCTGGCAAGCCCTTGGGTTCGTAGGGCTTGGGGTCATTCAAATATGCCCACCCGTCCCAGCCGTTTTCCTTCAAAGGGATAACGTCCAGTTTGAGCATTTCGCCATTGCGGGTTTCAATGATTGACCCAATGCGCTGATAACGGTTCTTTTGCTGGCCCTCTTTGTTGGTGTACTGGCCCACGATGGCGGTAATTTCTTTTTTGACTTTAGACATTATTTGCTTTCAATGATTGCGTTGAGTTGTTGAACTTGGGATTTAACTTCGGCAAGAAATTTGACAATCTCTGCTTCAATCTCTGCGATGTATTTGTCATCACGGTCAACCCGTTTGACAAACATTTGCGCCTTGGCTGGCATTCTGGGGTCAAATGAAACATAGTCAGTCCATTTGCGCCCTGTGCAAGCCATTTGAAATTGCATCTGGGTGATGTATTTGCTAGGCACTTTTTGGGATAGCAGCGTTTCAATCATGGTGGACGTATTTGGGCATTTGATCTCCACCAATCCATTGTCCCCCACAAGCCCATCAGGGGACGCACCAGCCCACTCAATTGTTGGATGACGCACAAACCCCACTTCCTCAACCATAACGCCTTGTGCGGCCTCATAAGCTGCCCGTGCAAATGGTTCTTGTTCTGTGCCCCATTGCATGGCGGCATTCGTGTATGACTCTTGTTTGGTAAAGGTCAGGCGTTCCACCACAAGCTGGGCCATGTAGTTGTCGCGGCTGGTGCTGTAACCCGTTTTTGTCTTGGCGATTACATCTGCCACCCTGCTGGCGGTGACTTTTCCCAAACGTTGGTAAAACCATTCACTAGACCCTTGGATAATTTCAGTTTCCATTTCGTGCCTCCATCATTTCGTTAGCCATTGTGAAAGCGGCAACTGCCGTATCATTAAAATCCATATCAGAGCGCCAATCAGAATCAGACAACAGTGCTTGCATGGCAAAGATAGCGATAAAGTCTTTGAGGGTTATTTCCTCAAGACCGATTTCTTTCTTTTTTCTCATGCTTTTTCCTTTGCTTTTGCGATGCGGTCTGCCTTTGCTTTGATGACCTTGGCAATCCATGTTTGGTCGCCATTGCAAGCGTCATAGGCGGCTTTGTAAGCGGCTTGCAGTTCTTCTTTGTTTGCGCTGGCATCAATGGCTGCAATGTGGTCTGCCATCATTCCAGCGTCAATCTGTGGCGCAGGGCGAGATGCAGAAACAGAATGAGTATGGGCATCTGCATCATTGTCTGATTCTGTGGGGATGCTAAAGGCTTGAAAGGCTGCATACTTGTACGCGGCTGACATAGCTTTATTGGTGGCTTTGTCTCCACTATCCATTGCCTCACCAAATGTTTTAACGGTGTGTTTTGACCCGTCATCTGCTGAGACAAAATCAAACTCAACCTCAACAGTCACATAAAATAATGCGCCACCCGACTTGCTGATGCGCTCAATACACTCTCGCGCAAGCACACGAGGCAGAATGCAAAGGCTGTGCTTTGCCAATAGGGGCGCAATTGCGTTGTAAACATCGTCAATCCCCCTAAAGTTATAACCGCTGCCTTGCATATTCCTGCGGTCTTTTGTAATGCCAACAGATGACAATTCAGCCTGGACAGCGTTAATTGCTTTATAAACTTTCATGATGTTTCCTTAGTAAGCGTATTTGGGGCCGCAAGTGACTTCAACAACAGTCTCAACTGTGTAGCCATTGATCTTGCGTTTGGCGTATAGCGGGATGGCGCGGAGGCCAGAGGATTCGCACTGGCGCACAGCATCAATCACCTCATTTCTGCCCATCGGCTGCACTTGTTTGTCAACAATCAAATCCTGATTGGGCGCTTGTGGCGCTGACAGACTTGAGCAACCAGCGGTTACCCAGGCCATCCAGCACAAAAGTGAATAGGTGATCATCTTCATTCCGATTCCTTTGCAATCAAGCGCATTTCCAGTTCTTTGATGTATTCCTGGGCGGTTTCCACAAGGTTGATGTGCGTACGCAAGTGCGACTCCAAAAGCCCAACGTGATAGGCCAAGCGGTTTCGTGCGGGTTCGCCTTCATACTGTTTGTCAGCAACAAATTTGATGTTGTCAATGATTTCGTTGGCGTTCATTACGGTCTCCAAATAAAAATATCAAGGCAAAGCACAACCAAAGCAACCAAGGCCAAAACCCTGATAACTTTGTCGCCAGTGGAATGTTGGGCAACGTGGATTTCTATGGCTGCGCCATACTCCACGGTGTGGGGAAATGCCTCATTCATTGTTCTGGGGTATTTCATCTTCTTCATCCTGTGGTTGGTTGTCGGGGTTGTAATCTGTTTGGCGGGTGAGGATTTGTCCCCACCGCCATTCCTCATAATCAAGGTCGTACATGGTCAATATTCGTATTCAAGGCGCTCAGAAAAAGATGGATTCCAACCATTTTCAAAAGCGTCAGATTTTGCCCAACGCATGACCCATTCATGGGCAGTAAGGTTGCGCGTGTCTTTAATTTCCCATTCATTTGCGTCAGCAGTAAATTCAATAATTTCTGCTGGTGACAAGTCAATGTCATACTTTGCATAAATTGCTTGGGTTTCAATTGCTGTAATCATCTTGATACTTTCGAAAAGACCCTTATGCGTTGTGCTAGGGCATGGCGTGATTATCAGCTAACTGATATATCCCAGTCAAGCGTAAGGGTATTAGTGCCCTAATGTAGAATCCAAGAATGAACAAGGACAAATTTATTGCATTGGCTGGCTCACAGACTGAGCTTGCCAGAATCTTGGGCATCCACCAATCGGCGGTTTCCCAATGGAAAACTGTCCCCCAAGCGAGGATTTGGCAATTGATGGTATTGCGTCCTGAGTGGTTTTCAATGTAAGATTGTTTGAAACACGGCTAGGTCTGAAGTCATGAGCAGACCGAAAAGGGTTACACCTTCCCCTGCCGCCGTTTCTTTTCAAAGGTGCGTGAAAAAGGTAAAAAAATGCACTATTACCAGCACCACATTGGTGACTTTATCAAAGCCACGGCAAGGCTTACTGATGGTCAATCAATGGCCTATTTGCGGCTTTTGTGGATGTATTACGACACAGAAAAACCACTGAAGACTGACACTAAAGTTTTGGCTTTTCAGATTGGCACAACTGTTGAAGAAATAGATTTGCTTTTGGATTCATTTTTTTGGTTGGCAGAAAGCGGTTGGCATCACACAAGATGCGATCAAGAAATTGCCGATTACCGCGCATTTCTTGAGAAAAAATCCAACGCTGGTCGAGCATCTGCTGAACGCAGAAAGAACAACAGTTCAACAGGTGATGAACAGGTGTTCAACAGCAGTTCAACAGACGTTCAACTAACCACTAACCATAAACCACTAACCAATATATATAAAGAATCTAAAGATTCTTTGTCGGCAGGGTTGCCGACTTGCCCCCATCAGGACATTTTGAATCTTTACAAAAAGCATTTGCCACAGCTTGCCCAGCCAAGGGTGTGGGATGGGGTCAGGCAGACCAACCTACGGCAAAGGTGGTTGCAAGCCGCCAAACCGTCTGTATTTAGCCCACAGGGGTATGCAAGCCAATCGGATGGGTTGGCGTGGTGGGATTCGTTTTTTGCCTACATTGCTAACGATACCAAGCTGGCAAACGGGTTCGAAACCAAGGACAGGACATGGCGACCTGATCTGGTGTGGATAGTGAACGCAACCAATTTCGCCAAGATAATTGATGGAAAGTACCAAAAATGAACTTTGTAAAACCAGACACCAAAAAAGACCCGCTAGACGATGTTCAGCGCCTGATGTGCAGTGTGCCAGGATGCCCCAAACGCTGGTCAGTTCACATGGAAGGCCAGCGCCCAATGTGTTCCGAACACCAATGGTCTGGGAGTAAACCCGCCAAAAAGGACATTTCTGCCTTGTTGTCCAACACCAAGCCCGTGAAACATTGGATGGATGATGAGGCATTTTGATGAACTACTTTGACGCACACAAACTACTAGACAGGGCAAAAGATGGACAAACCATCAGCCGAACCGCAATTGACTATGCGCTTTTCCTTACAGGAGATGCGCCAGAGCGAGGCCAGGGAATGGATTTTGAGATACCAGCAGAAAACCAAGGAACTGGGCAAGACCAAGGCATCAGCTTGGTGGCAGACCACGATTGCCGACATTTCCAGGCGCAGGGGTGAAGCCGCTGCTAACGACCTCAGAAACCGAATGAACCAAGAAAGATCAAAATGAAAATTGATGTACAAAAAATGCACAGCGTTGGATTTGGTGTTTTGTTTTTCCCAAGATACGGCCTTGGCATCCAGATTGGTCGGCGCTGGTTTGGATTTAAAAAATGAGATATGCCGCTAGGGTTGATGCCAACCAAAAGCAAATCATCACAGCATTGGAAGCCGCTGGCGCTGATGTTTGGGTCATTGGCCTACCAGTTGACCTTTTGGTTGGCTACAAGGGGCACACCTTTCTGGTCGAGGTCAAAAATGGCCCCAAAAGGCGTTTAACGGCCCTACAAGCCGACTTTTTTGAAAGTTGGTGCGGAGGTACATTGGCAAGGATTGACGGCCCTGATGGGGCTTTAAGAATGATTGGAGTTTTGAAATGAAACCAGAAGAAGCCGCCCAGGACATTCGCGCTAAAGCTAGCGCCTATGGCGATGCCAAAGCCCAGCGGGTGTATCTTGAGGAATTCCGCAAGTCTAAAAAAGCCCTTTTGATGAAAGATGCTCTGCAAATGGGCTACGAGGCAGCAAATGCCCAAGAACGCGAGGCTTATGCTGACCCCGAATATCACACCTTGCTGAAAGGGTTGGCGGCGGCAATAGCACAAGAAGAAACCTTGCGCTGGGAAATTGAGGCGGCAAGGCTTGATATTGAGATTTGGCGAACAAAAGAGGCCACCAACCGAATGCAAGACAGGGCGCACCAATGAAATGTCCAGAATGCGGAACATGGACAATTGTCAAAGAATCCAGAATATCCACAGGCAACACCCGCAGAAGGCGGCTAGAGTGTGCAAATATGCACAGGTTTTCCACATTGGAGACAATCGTTGATCGAAAAACATTCATACGTCAGGTCAAAAAAGCTGTTGAAACTGGTGGCAAGCCTTGACTGCCAAGCCTGTGGGTCGGGCAATATGGTGCAAGCGGCGCACACAAACTGGGGAGGCGGTAAGGGCCGCAGCGTAAAAGCTGACGATAATCTGGTAGCTGCGCTGTGCTTGCAGTGCCATTACGCCATTGACCAAGGAAAGGATTTGAGCCGCCAAGAACGCCAAGAAATGTGGCTAAAGGCCCATCACAGGACAATTGATGCCTTGCGTGACTGCTGGCCTATTGACATTCCTTTGCCTGATGCGAAAATCTAGCCTTGTTGGTAGCAGTTGCCAATATTTTGGGGGTTCGCCCCCTTTTTTTTGATATAGTTAACGCATGAAAAACGAAGAAGTAGCCGAATTTGTCGCCACGCTGTTTCATGCGGGAACAATCACGCACTTTCAACATTTGCAAACGACTGAATACGCGACCCACAAGGCGCTGGGCAAGTTTTATCCTAAGATCGTAGACCTTGCAGACAGTCTGGCAGAGAGTTACCAAGGGCGCTACGACACCAGGATGAAGAAGTTTCCTGATGAACTGCACGACCCCAAAGACACACCGCACGAATATCTGACCCAGTTAAAAGGGTTTGTGCAAGAAGCGCGAGAAGAAATCCCCCAAGATTCAGAACTGCAAAACATCGTTGATGAAATTGCTGATCTGATCAATTCAACCCTGTATCTTTTAACTCTGAAATGAGGAAATCATGGCAAATATGATGAAAAACGAACCCAAAGGCTACGGCGCACAAGTCTCCATGAAGGGCAACCCTGCGCCTGACATGAAGTCAAACGGCAGCGTAAAAAACAACATTCCCAATGCCATGACAAACAAAATGTCTGGTGGCAATGAATGCACTGGTGGCAAATCAAGTGGTGTTTGCTACACTCACAATCGCAAGTCTTGCCAATAATGCGTAAACCCCACCGTGGATGAGACGGCAGGGCTTACTGACCAAACAAAAAAGGAGGTTTTGAATGGCTGAGATGGATTCTAATTGCGGGAACTGCAAGTTTTACCGCGCCCAGCAAATCATGGGCATCTGTCGGTTTAATCCGCAACAGGTGAATAAGCACGAAAAAGATTGGTGCGGTCAGCATTTGATTGTTGAAACTCAGGATGTGAAGGTTGATTTAGTCGCCTTGCCTGTGTACGACATAACCACCGATCAGATCACGCCCCCAAAGCGCAAATACGAGAGGAAAGCAAATGCTAAAGCCTCTGTTTGACAGGGTGGTTGTGCGCCCCCAAGTGCGGCACATTTCCGACATCATCTACATTGACAACAAAGAACCCTTTAACGAGGGAACGGTTGTGGCGGTTGGCCCAGATGTGGAGGGCGTTCAAGCTGGCGACTTCATCAAGTATGGGAATGGGGATTATCTGAAATGGCCCACCCACAAAATTGATGGTCAGGATTATCAAATCATTCAAGGTGCGGACATTTGCGCCGTTGTGGAGGCTTAAAAATGGCAACTAAACCTGGGCTATACGCCAACATTCACGCTAAACAAGAACGCATAGAACGCCAAAAGGCGGCGGGTAAAACCCCAGAGCGCATGAGGTCGCCTGGGGCAAAAGGTGCGCCGACTGCCCAGGCATTCAAAGAATCAGCCAAAACTGCCAAAAAGAAATAATCATGGCAAAGCACGACAAGCCCATTCCCCACAAGACTACGGGCAAGGGCAAAACCTACAACCCCACCGAAAAAGGTGCGGGAATGACCGCCAAAGGCCGTGCAGAGTACAACGCCAAGAACAATTCAAACTTGAAGCCGCCAGCCCCAAACCCCAAGACTAAGGCAGATGCTGGACGAAAAGCCAGTTTTTGCGCTAGGATGGAGGGGGTGGTAAAACACTCTAAAGGCCCAGCAGAACGGGCTAAGGCCAGTCTAAAAAGCTGGAATTGTTAACCCTTTTGGAAGAAATAAAGGAAATATCATGGCAAATTCAATCGCAACAGGCGTAGCTTACGCAGACCCAGAGTTCGTTTCAGTTCAAGTTGGTAATTCAACTGTCCCAGTAGCTGTAACGACCAGTGGCATCATTAACGGGGCTTATGCCACGACCAGCGCCGCAAGTGGCGACACCCGACTGACCTACCAGCGTTTGACGTTTAGCAGCACTGGTAGCGGTGAAACCATCCGAGCGTTCAGCGTTGTGACGGGCGCAGGTGCTGCCACTGGTGGAACAATCAATGGCGCACACCTGAGTTTGAGCGTTAATGGCGCTGGCACTATTTCTGGCGCTGGCAATGCTTTACGGGCTACTTTGGGCGGTACATCTACCAACCCAGGCGGCACGTTGGCGGCTATCCAGGCAGACTCTAACTTTGCATCTGGTGGCACTTGGACGAATACATCATTCATTCGTTTCACCAACAGCGGCACGGGCACGGTTCCCAACTTGTTCAACATTCCCGCAGCTTTGTTTGTAACAAGCACTGCCACCATTGCCAAGACTTTGAAAGTTGTGGCATCAGACGGTACGCCTTACTACATCATGTGTTCAAGCGCAGCGTAAATGTTGAAGCATCCAAACCCTGAGATACAACTTCTGGTTGAGATGCTAGAGGGGCAGCGGGATTCCGCTATGGCGCAAGCCGCTGCCCTTTTCAGAGAAAACACTGAGTTGAAGCAAGCCTTACAAGAAAAGCTGGCCCAAGAATCCAAGGAGAAGGCAAATGCCGCTGATAGCATCAATGACCCCCAAGGCGCTGAAGGCCAACATTAAGGCAGAAATTGAAGCTGGCAAGCCACCCAAACAAGCGGTGGCTATTGGCTATTCAGTACAGCGGGAAGCCATGAAAGAGGCTAAGAAGCCTACAAAGAAGAAGAAGTAAATGCCAACCCTTGCTGACATTTACAGCGCAATCAACACGTTCAAGCGCAAATCATCGGATTTTGTCCAGAATCCTGGGACAAGCCTTGAACAGATGCTGTTTGCCGCAAACGAGAATGCACGGGAATTCAACAAGAAACACGCACTGGCAACTGATTACACAATCGCCCAGGCCAGAGGCCAGCAACCCACGCCAGAGCAAACACAAGCCGAAATGGGGCTTAGAAGCACTTTGGCACAGGCATATAACCCTGCGGGTATATTTGTAGGCCCAAATTCAGCCACTTTTAACAAAATAAACGCTGTAAAAGCCCAAGAATTGGAAAAAGCGGGTAAAAGCGCTGAAGAAATCTGGGAACAAACAGGCACATTCAGAGGCCCAGATAAGCAATGGCGGCAAGAAATCAGCGATAAAGCCTCAAAGATCACTGATGAAGTCTTTAACCAAATTAAAGCAAACAAGCAATTCAAAGGGCCAATGAGCCAAGCGTTAGAACATGAAGAATTGTATAAAGCCTATCCCCAAGCAGGGCAAGCACGAACATTGATGTATGCGGATGAACTTCCAAGTGGAAATTTAATGCCAGGAAGAAGTGGCACATTTCAAACACCGCAAATTACAGTTGCAGGGCCAAGTCAAATGGCGCAGAGAAGTGTGGCTTTACATGAATTGCAACATGGTGTGCAACAAAGAGAAGGATTTGCCCGAGGTGGCAATCCTGGCTTGTTTCAGCCAAATGATGTTTTTAGTGTCAAAGCTTTGGAAGATGCCGCAATCATTGACAAGTTGATGCGGGGTTCAAATCTCAGCCAATTGGAAGCCAAGCAAAGATTTGAGAAACTTTTTGAAAGAAGCGCCGAGCCAGGGGCATTTGCCGCACTAGAACGAGTGGGAACGGGCAAAGAACTGGACGCAGCCAGGGATGCGGCACGGCTTGCTGACAAGCCATACGAATCTTATAGGCGCTTGGCTGGTGAGGCTGAAGCAAGGGCAGTACAAAAACGCAGAAACATGACTGACGAGCAAAGAAAAGCAGAATTTCCATTGCAAAGTTATGATGTGCCCATAAAAGAATTGATTTTTAGATAAGCCAACTCAACAAAAATTACTTTTAATTATAAAGACTTAGGATTGGAATCAAATGGCAGAGCGAGGCGCACAAGTAGGTAACCAGAACGCTGCGAAAAGCAGGATGTTCTATGACAAATTGCGCCTTGTCTTAACCACTGAGCCGCACCGCCTAAGAAGCATTGCCGAACAGTTGGTAAGCCAAGCCGAAGCGGGTGAACCCTGGGCCATTAAAGAGATCATCGACAGGATGGACGGCAAGGCAATACAGGCAACGACCATTGAAAACGCTGATGGGTCGCCATTGCTGGGTGGGATTCAAGTCACATTCATTAAGCCCAATGAGTGATGTTTCTGACGCAATTGCAAGGGCAGAGTTCCCTGTAAAGCTGCAAGGGCTGTTTCAGAAGTCCCGTTACAAGGTTCTATATGGTGGGCGGGGCGGGGCAAAGTCTTGGGGAATAGCTAGGGCATTGCTTATCCTGGGGGCAAAGAACCCCATCCGCATCCTGTGCGCCCGAGAGTTCCAGACCAGCATCAGGGATTCTGTGCATAAACTGCTGTGCGACCAGATTGAAAGCCTTGGACTGCTGGGGTTCTATGAGATTACCCAAGCCAGCATCAGGGGTCGCAACGGCACAGAATTCAGCTTTATTGGCCTAAAAAACAATCCGACTAACATTAAATCGTATGAAGGCGTGGACATTTGCTGGGTTGAAGAAGCCCAGACCACTAGCCGTTTATCGTGGAACATCCTAATTCCAACCATTCGCAAAGGCGGGTCAGAGATATGGATTTCCTTCAACCCTGAGTTGGAGACAGACGAAACTTACCAACGTTTTGTGGCAAATCCTCCAGAGGATTGCATCACTATGCGGGTGAATTGGTCAGATAACCCTTGGTTTCCCGAAACCCTGCGCTTGGAAAAAGACTCGCTAAAGCAAAGGGATGAAGAAGCATATAACCAAGTTTGGGAGGGTTTATGCCGCCAAACCGTAGACGGGGCAATCTTTGCCAAGGAAATGCAACAGGCCGAGAAGGATGGGCGCATTACCAAAGTGCCCTATGACGCAACCAAACCTGTTCATGCCGTGTTTGACTTGGGTTGGTCAGATAGCACTGCCATATGGTTCTTGCAGTTTGTGGGTATGGAGACAAGGCTAATCCGATACATTGAGGATGCCCAGAAAACCATCAGTTATTACTTGGCGACCATGCAAACCTATGGGTATGTATACGATACCGTTTGGCTACCCCATGACGCTGAAAACAAGACCTTGGCAGCGGCTGGGCGGTCAATTGATGACATTGTGAGGGCAGCAGGGTACAAGACCACCATATTGCCCAGAGTTCCGATTTTGGACTCTATCAACGCAGCCAGGACAATATTCCCGAACTGTTACTTTGACCGCGAACATACCGCCGATGGGCTGGCTTGCCTGAGACATTACAGGTATGAGGTTGACCCAGACACGGGGCAATTCAGCCGCAACCCATTGCACGACCATTATTCCCACGGGGCAGATGCCTTTAGGTATATTGGACTTATGATCAAAGAACCCACTAAACGCAAAAAGCAAATGGTTGCCACAGCGGGTTCATGGATGGGCTAGATGGAACGAAACGACATTACCCCAAACGTTTTACAGTCAGAGTTTGATTACTCTGATGGCAATTTGATATGGAAGAAATCAAAAGGCCGAGCCAAAAAAGGCAACATTGCGGGTCGTAAGGTTAAGGATGGTTATCTGCAAACCTGCGTGAACAAGGTCAGATTGCTCAATCACCAAATTGTTTTTATGATGTTTCATGGGTATATTCCCAAGGAAATCGATCACATAAACCGCAATGTAAGCGACAATAGAATCGAAAACTTACAAGAAACAACCCGATCTGCGAATTTACGCAATCGAAAAACATGGACATGGGGTAAATAACATGGCTTACCAAGATGCAGACGGCGCAAACGCCAAGATTAACGAAGCGATCAAGTTCTGGCGCTTGGTCAATGATTCGGACTCTACAAACCGAGCCGAGGCGCTGAACGACATTAAATTTGCCGCTGGTGACCAATGGCCCGTTGAGATTCAGAATAGCCGCAATCTGGAAAGCCGCCCTTGTCTGACGATTAACAAGATTGATGCCTACATCCGACAGGTGACCAACCAGCAGCGCCAACAGCGCCCACGCATCAAGGTTCACCCCGTCAATAACCTTGCCGACTACAAGATTGCCCAGGTCATTGAGGGCATCACCCGTCACATTGAGGTCAATTCCAGCGCCGACACTGCTTACGACACCGCATTTGACTATGCCGTGCGGATGGGCTGGGGCTACTGGCGCATCAACTACAAGTATGTGCGGGAAGATTCTTTCGACCAAGAAATCTACATTGATGCCGTTGAAAACCCATTCACTGTCTACTTTGACCCCAACAGCGTCAGGCCAGATGGGTCGGATGCCGAGCGATGCCTGATCACAACGGTGCTGGACAAGAAGATATTTCGGGAAATGTACCCAGGTGCAAACGATGGGGCTAACTTTCAGCAACGCAGCACAGGGGATGACACCTCTGCATGGGTGACCAAAGAGGATATTCGCATTGCCGAGTATTTTTACATTGAGCGTGAACGTGCCAAGCTGTATTTGTTGAGTGACGGCACAACGTCTTTTGGGGACAGCGCCAACTTCTTCCAACGGGTTGAGGCCGCAAAGTTGACTGTGGTTGATGAACGGGACTCATTCCGCAAGGCCGTGAAATGGGTCAAGATGACCGCAATGGAAGTGTTAGAGGAAAAGACCTGGGCGGGGAAATATATCCCTGTTGTGCCTTGTTATGGCGCACAAGTCATTGTGGATGACAAGCGCAAGAAATACGGTCTGGTGAGGTTTGCCAAAGACCCCCAGCGGATGTACAACTTCTGGCGCACCAGCATGACCGAATCGGTTGCGCTTGCACCCAAAGCCAAATGGTTGCTGGCAGAAGGCCAAGACGAGGGCCACGAAAACGAATGGGCAATGGCTAACATCAAGTCAATGCCTGTGCTGAGATACAAGCAAAAGGACATAGAAGGCGTACCAGCGCCAGCACCCCAAAGACTGCAACCCGAGCCGCCACCCGCAGGAATTATGGAAGCGGCAGGGGCAATTTCTGCTGATTTGCAAATGGTGCTGGGCATCATGGACCCCAATCAATTGCCATCTGGGAATATCTCAGGCAAGGCATTGCAGGGCCAACAGAATCAGGTTGATCTGTCTAACTTCCATTTTTACGACAATTTGACCCGTTCCATTGCTCAAACTGGGCGCATTATTCTTGACCTAATACCCAAGATTTACGACACCCAACGGGTAATGCGGATTATTGGGTCAGATGGTCAGCCCGACATGACCACGATTAACGAGGCCAACGAGATTGGCGAGGTCTTAAACGATGTGACTGTGGGTGAATACGATGTGGTGATGGACACAGGCCCAGGATTCCAGACAAAGCGCCAACAAGCGGTGGAATCCATGATGCCTTTGCTGACAAGCAACGCTGAATTGTTCAATATTGCGGGGGACTTGGTATTTAGAAACATGGACTTCCCAGGCGCTGATGTAATCGCTGACCGCCTTGCCGCCATGAACCCAATGGCAAACATTGACGAAAAATCCGATATACCGCCCGAGGCCCAGATGCGCTTGGCACAGTCTGAGCAGATGATTCAGCAACTGCAACAGCAATTGCAAGCGGCTGGTTTGGAGATCAATAACAGGGCACAAGTGGCCCAGATCAAAGAGGAAGGCGCAACTAGACGCAAGCTGATGGATGTGACCGCACGGGCGCATAACACAGAAACAATGGCAGAGGTTCGGGTAAATGACCAGAATACCCGAAGCATTACCAGCCAAAACAAGACCGAAATTGATGCCCTGGTCAAAATCCTGCTGGCAAGAATGTCACCTGATCAATTGATGGGCGAAATTGAGCGATTGAATGCAGAACAATTCCAATATGCCAATATTGCCGCCCAGGATATTAGCCACCAACCCAATCCCTTTATTCAACAAATGCCGCAATAATTGACATTGACATGATTTCGGGTAATATTGCCCAAACCTTACCAGTTGGGTCAACTGGGTAAATCCTTGGAGTAATCCATGTCTGAAGTGCAAGAAGCACCAAAAGTTGCCGCTAACGTGGTGACAAGTGAAAATTTAGCTGAGTTCAACGCCAAGAAGATGGGTTTAGCTGATAGAGCGCCTGTCGAGGCTGTGGTTGAGAAAACTCCCACAGAGCCGACAGAAACGCAAAGCCAGAGTGAACCGCTTGGGGAAGATGAAGCGACAGCGACAGAGGAAAGAAAACGCAATCCAAAGTTGGAATTGAGGTTTGAAAAGATAACCAAGCAACGCGAGGAAGCTAGGCAAGAAGCCAAGCGGGAACGGGAAGCACGGGAATCTTTAGAGGCCAAGGTCAGGGAATTAGAAGGTCGGGCAAAGCCGCAAGCAGAAACCCAACCAACTGGTGAACCCAAACCAGAGAATTTCTCCGATATGTATGAATACGCCAAGGCGTTGACAGACTATCGAGTTGAACAGAGGATGGGCGAGGAAAAGCAGAAGGAAGCACAGGCTAAACAGCAAGCCGAACGGGAAAAGGTGATAAACGCCTGGACTGATCGGGTTAAAGCTGCCAAGTCTGAGATGCCTGATTTTGACGATATGGTTGGGTCTGCTGACGTTGTTGTGAGCAACGAGGTGCGGGACGCAATCTTTGAATCAGATGTAGGGCCGAGAATTCTGTATCACCTTGCCGAGAATCCCGAGTTTGCAGAGAAACTCTCAGGCATGACCGTGGCATCGGCCTTACGAAGCATTGGAAAGCTAGAGGCCCAGTATGAAAAGACTGAGCCAACATCTAAGACTGTTGTTGGGAAAAGTAAAGCGCCAGCGCCGATTAACCCAATCAGATCGGCGGCAAACGGCAGAGATGTACCCCTTACCAGCGATGGTAAATTTGAAGGGTCATATCAAGCCTATAAAGCCGCACGAATGGCAGGGCGAATCCGCTAAATCAATCTTTTTTTAAGGAAATGAAATGAGCAACAATCTGCTTACCATCTCCATGATCACCAACGAAGCGTTGATGGTCTTGGAAAACGAGTTGACCTTCTCCAGCGAAGTTGACCGCAACTATGACGATCAATTTGCCGTTAGCGGCGCAAAGATCGGTAACACCCTAAACGTTCGCCGTCCTGGTCGTTTCATTGGAACTACTGGCCCAGCATTGAACGTTGAGGATTTCAACGAGACTTCTGTGCCTGTCACTTTGACCACGCAGTTTCACGTTGATACCCAGTTCACCACGCAAGATTTGGCCTTGTCATTGGATATGTTCTCTGACCGAGTGCTGAAACCCGCTGTGGCTGCTGTTGCCAACAAAATCGACTTTGACGGTCTGACGATGGCAAAGAACAACACCGCCAACATCGTTGGTACGGCTGGCACTCCCCCAACCTCCTTGCTCACCTACTTGACCGCTGGTGCGTATTTGGACAGCGAGGGCGCACCCCGTGACGGTCGCCGTTCATGCATTGTTGAGCCTTTCACGGGCGCAACCATTGTGGACAGCTTGAAGGGTTTGTTTGTCCCATCCGATGTGATTGGCAAGCAATACCAAAAAGGCATGATGGGCCGTGACTCTGCTGGTATGAACTGGAAGATGGATCAAAACGTTGTGAACCAAACCTTTGGTTCTTACGCTAGTTTGACCCTTGCCACCAACACCACCAGCATCGGCATCAGCACGGGTTGGGCACAAACCAGCAGCGTCACCTTGGTGGCATCTTCTGCTTTGACGCTGAACCAAGGCGACACCATCCAGATCGCTGGCGTGTTTGCTGTCAACCCCCAAAACCGTAGCGCATACGGTTCGGGCAAGTTGCGTAGCTTTGTCGTGACCTCGACCACCGCTGTGGCTACTGGCGGCGGTACTGCCGTGACCGTTTCTCCTGCCATCATCACTGGTGGTCAGTTCCAGAACGTCACCATTACCACCACCAGCGCAACCGCAGTTGTGACCCCCTTCAACAACACAGGTACTGTGTCGCCCCAAAACATCGTGATGCACAAAAACGCATTCACCTTGGCTACGGCTGACTTGGAACTGCCTGATGGCGTTGTGTTTGCTGGTCGCGCAAGCGATAAGGAACTGGGCCTGTCAATGCGTGTGGTTCGTCAGTACACCATTAATAACGATTCGATTCCGACTCGCGTTGATGTGCTGTATGGCTGGGCCCCTTTGTACCCCGAACTCGCTTGCCGAGTTGCAGCTTAATTAACATTGAAAGGACTTTAATCATGTCTAATCCAGGCGCAGCAAGCACCACCACCAACCACCCCAGTAACTTGGCAACCAATCAGGCATTGCGCTTGATTGCCTCTGCCCAAGGCGTTAACCTCAATGCTGTTGCTGACACTATCGCCCCCATCTTGGTGGCTGGTAACGTCAGCGTTCAAAGCATCATTGTTGCAAACGCAAGCATCAGTTTGACCACGGCACAACTTGCCGTGTACACAGGCCCAAGCGCTACTGGCACAGCAGTGAAATCAGCATATGCGTTGTCGGGTAATAACTCGACCACCGCAGTTGTTGTAACCGCCGCAACCTCAACCGCATCGATTACGGGCACACCCCTGTATATTCGTTGCACCACCGCCCAAGGCGCTGCCGCAACCGCAGATGTATTTATCTACGGTTACGACCTGACGTTCCTGCCTTAAAACGGCATGAACTAAGTGAAAGAGCCGCCCTCAAAAGGGGTGGCTTTTTCTCTTTTGAAGCATATAATTTGATGAACTGAAAGGCCAAGCCATGTCCAATTACGCACAGATTTCTGCCACCGCAATGGTGAAGAATCAACCTGGAAAACTAAAAGGCATTTTTGTTAGCACCGTTTCCAGCACTCCCACCGTGACTGTGTACGATGCCCAGACCCCTGGCACAGATGTGAAAATCATTGATACATTCACCATGACAGCGGCGACAAATATCAATTTTTATGATGGCATCAATTGTGAAAACGGGTTGTATGTCGTAATTTCTGGAACTGCAAGTATCACGGTTTATTTCGAGTAAGCCATGACCACAGCGGTCACCCAGACCACTAATTTTGTCCCTGTGCAGGGCGTTTTTGCGCCCGAGCCTACCTTTGCCCTTCAGTATTTTGTTGGCCCTGCTGGAACGCCTTTTTATGGCCCAGAAAACGCCTCATTCACGAACATCAGCACGGTAACTGGCACGATTACCACAACCCCAACTAGCGCCACAGACATTGCCAACAAGGGCTATGTGGATTCGGTGGCGCAGGGTTTGGATGTAAAAGCATCCTGTGTTTATTCGACCACCAACAACATCACGTTGTCTGGCTTGGCAGTACAGGCGGGGGGTGATTGGGTTGCCACGCTGACCGCTGGGGATAGGATTCTGGTCAAAGATCAGACGTTGAGCCAGTTCAATGGCATATATGTGGCATCTGCCAGCACTTGGGCACGATCTGCCGACATGAATACATGGGCAGAAGTGCCATCAGCGTTCACCTTTATTGAATCTGGCACAACCCTGGCTGATACGGGCTGGGTGTGTACCTCAAACCAAGGCGGCACGATTGATGTGACCCCAATCACTTGGTCGCAGTTTTCTGGGGCTGGGTCTTACTTGGCTGGTACAGGCTTAACCCTGACAGGCAACACATTCAGCATCACCAACACAGCGGTGACTGCGGCGGCATACGGGTCGGCCTCCCAAGTGGCGACTTTCACGGTCAATTCACAAGGCCAAATTACCTTGGCGGCAAACGCCAGTATTGCTATTGCGGCATCACAGATAACCAGCGGCACGATTGACAGCGCCAGATTGTCGGGTAGTTATTCGGGCATAACTGGTTTGGGAACGCTGGGCGACTTGACGGTGACCAACACCATCACAGGGTCGGTATCGGGCAACGCTGGCACGGCTACAACGGCAACCAAGGCCACAAACATTGCGGGTGGTGCGGCTGGTTCATTGCCTTACCAAACAGCGGCAGATGTAACGGCATTTTTGGCGGCAGGGTCTAACGGTCAGGTTTTGACGTTGGCTAGTGGCGTTCCATCGTGGTCGGCTGCATCAACTGGCACAGTAACATCGGTTAGCGGTACAGGCACGGTCTCAGGCATTAGTTTGTCGGGCACTGTGACCACCACGGGCAATTTAACGTTGGGCGGCACATTGGATTTGTCTGCACCCCCTGCAATTGGCGGTACAACTGCCAACACTGTCAGAGGCACAACAATGACGGCAACGACTAAGTTTGTCGGGCCATTTTTTGAGGCTGCAACAAGTGCTGGCGGGGCTTTGCGTAATTCGGGCGGGACAAGTCAATTGTCTTGGGGCGCTGGTGGTGGTGACAACTTAACATTGAGTGTTTCTACCAATATCAATGGTGCAAATGCACAGA